GATGTCGATTTTTATGAAATCGACGATAGCGAGGGTAGCGTATATAACCCAAGAATTACATTCAATCTTGAATATTAAAATAGGTTGCAACACCTTGGTATTTACCTAAAAGAAACCAATTTATGCGGTATCTGATGTTTTGGCAAGGAATTTTAATATATCACAAAAAACTAAATTGAAAGCCATGAGATACCTTTGGCGGTTGCTGAAAGTGACCGCCAGAAAGGAGAATACGTGTTAATAATTGAGGATAAAGGACAGAAAGAGGGCTTGCATATCCTTAAGAATAGATATTTCAAAAGCCACGATATGGAAGTCTTGCGTGCACCATTGCCGGTTGGAGATTACATAATTGCCACAGACAAGGTAGCGGATGTTATCCATAGAAAATCAGCTAGAAAAATGGAACTTAAAAAGATGGATTTTCTTGGCACATATGATGTTTCCGTTGACACGAAAAAGGACATGCAGGAAATTGTAGGGAATATCTGTGGAAAAGCACATCCGAGATTCCGTGACGAGTGTATTTTGGCGCAGAACAACGGAATTAAGTTATATGTGCTTATTGAAAATACAGACAAGGTGTATTCCGTCAATGATGTATTTACATGGCATAATCCTCGAGTGGACCGGTATAACAATATTGCATATATGCACACACTTGGAAAATTGCTGAATGTATCGCTACCGAAAACAAAGCCGACATCTGGCAAGGTATTGGCAAAAGCTATGTTGACAATGCAACTTAAGTATGGCGTTGAGTTCGTATTTTGTCGCCCGGAAGATGCTGGGGCAAAGGTTATTGAATTGCTTGGAGGTAGTGAAAATGGCGGAGAATAAGCGGTATTACTGGCTTAAACTGATGGATGATTTCTTTGATAGCAAACGAATCAAAAAACTCCGAAAGATGGCTGGTGGCGATACATATACGATCATCTATCTTAAGATGCAGTTGTTGTCGTTGAAAAAAGGTGGCTATCTGGAATATTCCGGATTGGAAGATGAATTTTACAAAGAGATCGCCCTTGATATTGACGAGGACGAAATCAATGTTCAAGTAACGATTCAGTATCTTCTTTCCTGCGGATTGCTTGAAACATCAGATTCCATTGAGTACAAGTTGCCTTTTGTGCAAGATAACTTAGGAAGCGAGACGGCAAGCACTCGTAGAAGTCGTAAATCTAGGGAAAATGCACAAAAAGCGTTGCAATGCAACAGTGGAGCAACGGAGTGCAACATTTTGCAACAAAATTGCAATGTAGAGATAGATATAGAGAAAGATATAGATACAGATATAGAGATAGAGAAAGAAAATACAAAAGAAAGCGTGCCTGCATCTGATTTGGACTTTGACGCGGAATGGGGATGGGAATACACGACCAATGCATATCCAAAGAAAACGTCGTTAACGTCTGCCAAGGTAGCATGGATGGACAAGCTTTTAGAAGTTATCGAGCCGAACAGGAAAGCCGTTGCAAAGCTGATATATGAGGCTACAGTGGCATATGTTACTGACTATATAGAGAAGAATCCGGATGATACGAATTATCGCTACATACCAAAATACGGAGACTGGCTGAAAGAGGATTGCGATTACTGGATTCGTCAAGTTGAGAAACGAAAGCGAGGTGAGAGCAGTTGACGGAAGCAGAAATTGGAGTGATCGGATGTGTATTGATTGACAATGATTCCATGTACAAGGTTTATAACAAATTGAAGCCGGAAATGTTCAGCTCTGAATTTTGCCAAGATGCTTTTGCTGAAATGCTTGCCATGTATGATCGTGGAGAAAACATTAATGTCGTTTCACTGTCTCAGTCACTTGAAAACCACAAATGGGAGCCGGAAATAATTGCAAGCGAATTGAAAGAATGCATATCTGTTACCCCAGTCTCAACGGCAATAAAAAGTTATGCGGATGCAGTCATTAAGGATTGGCGGGTAAGGGAAACAAAAAGCCTTTTCCAGAGAGTGAGCCTTAGACCATGTGATATTGATAATTCGATCGCGGAAGTTCTTACAAGGCTTGAAGAAATCCAAGTTAATCAGTTGAAGAAATCTAAGTTGATGAAGCAAATCGTATCAGAGAACAAAGATAAATACTTCAATGATGATGTTGGAGAGGACAGGGTAAAGACAGGATTTTACCATCTTGACGATTGCCTTGGCGGTCTTGAAGGCGGAGACATTACAGTTGTTGCTGCGAGACCGGGAGTTGGTAAGTCTGCTATTGTGGCACAAATAATCGAGAATATGGCAAGAAAAGGCTATAACACTTGTTACTACAACATGGAGATGAACAACAGTCAGATTTATGAAAGGTTTGTTTCAAGAATGTCAAAGATTGGTCTGACAAGAGTTCGCAGGGCAAAGGCTTTTCTTGGTGGAGAGAAAGAAGCCTTTGACAAGGCAAATGATGAGCTTGAAAAATATCCGATCACAATTGACGATCAGACAAATGTTATTGAGGAAATAAGAACGCAATGCAGGCATCAAAGATATGACGTGATCGTAGTTGACTATCTGCAATTGGTACGGTGTAACCGGAAGATCAATAATCGTGCATCCGAAGTCGGGGAAGTTTCGAAGCAATTCAAAGCACTTGCGAGAGAGCTTCACGTTCCGATCATCCTATTGTCACAGCTTAACCGAGTATCGGAAATGAATGTAACGAAAGAGCCTACAATGTCCGAATTAAGAGAATCCGGAGATATTGAGCAGGATGCTTCCAATATTATTCTTATGTGGAATTTGGATGAAGACAGAAAATTTAAAGGCTTGAAAGTTGAAAAGAATCGACAGGGTACACCGTTTAGAGAAGTTGTTCAGTTTGAAGGTGATCGTATGGAATTTATCGAGCGAACCGAAACCATTGAACAGATTCAAGCACGGATGCGACAGAAAGACGGTTTCCGAGAAGTATGTGGCAGCACACCATTTGATTAAAAGGTGAATGATTATGGCAAGTAAGAAATTTGAAAAAGGTTCCGAAGAATGGCAGTTTTTTAATGACTATTATAAATTCCGGCAGCAGTTTTATGAAGCTGATAACGAAGATGAGTGGTTCCAAGGAATGATGGAAGCAGGGGAAATGCTAATTAAAAAATATGCACGGACAAATATATCAAAATATGTTCAAAGTCTTGTATTTAGCCATTTTGAGGATGTAGAGAGGAGATGGAAGAGCAAATGAGTAATGCACTGGCAAGAAAGAAAAAGCGGATGCAGCCACTTGGATATTCCAAGAGTGAACTGATCGGAATACAGAGACACGCCAAGGCACAAAGCAATGCGGATTATCTAATAGAGGAATCCTATTATAACGTCCGTATGATGGCATATCAGGCACTGCATGATAAGTTCGGATTCGGACACAAAAGAATCATAAAGGTTGAGCAGACTATTGATGCATATGTGGAGAATGCAAAGGATGGAACGACAGGCGAGGAACTTGGTTTTTATCTGAAAGATAAATGCAAGATTGACGTGCGAGAGGAAACTAATAAGATTCCGTATCGTGAGAGCTTTTATCTGGTAGAGAGAAAGATTGCACCGAACTGCATGATACAGGCAAATAAGTTTTTACTGGCACAGGTATTTAATTATTTTGCTATGTTGGGTGTCTGCCTTAAAACACAGTTTAAATTTTCGGGAAATCAGATCAGACAGGTTTATGAGAGAATCAGATATTTAATTAACTGCCTTGCTACCGGATATGAAACCATGACAGGGATCGCAAGTGTTTTGGAATGGGAATGTAAGTACATTGACAAGCGTTTTATCGGAAAGACGTATGAAATATAGGAGGAATGGTTGATGGACAAGTTAACTGTGGAACTGCAGGATGGATATTTTGTGGAGATTGATTCTCTGAATCACACCCTGAGACAGAGATATGCCGGACAGGATAAGGACGGCAATGAAAAAGAAAGCGTTCGAACAATCGGATATTTTGGAGACATGAAACAGTGCATTAAGGCTTTGTTAGAGCGTTATCCGAGGGAGTTATCTGAAAAAGCACAGATTTCCTTTGATGAATATTTAGAACTGTTGGATAAGGCTTATACGAGGTCAGAACAGCTTGTAAACAGTCTTGGAAAATGACGGAGGTATAAATTGCACAGAGAAAGCAAAGAGAGACGCAGAATCATAGCAGAGATGGAAAACCGTCAGACGAGAATGCCGAAGCATCCAAACCCGGATGCATTGAGAAATTTTAAGGAAGTACCGTATCAGTTGCGGTACGGGAAGGAGAAAAAGGATGCTGAATAAAGAGAAATACATGAATGAATTATTGGAGTTTGCATGTACAGACAATAAGTTTGCTATTACGAAAGATGGAAAGCTTCGGGAATGTCGTGGTGTAAGATGCAACGAGTGCGCGTTTGAAAACGATGGTATGGCTAGTTGCGGCGATTCACGCAGAAAGTGGATGGAACAGGAGTACAAAGAACCACAGGTTGATTGGAGTAGAGTTCCAGTTGATACACCGATTTATGTTAGATACCGCAGCAGCGACGAATGGGAGAAAAAACATTTTGCTAAATTCGAGAACAATTATGTGTATGCGTGGAGCGATGGAAAAACATCATGGAGCACCACTAATGGATCTACAATGGTATGGGAGCATGCCAAACTGGCAGAGAGCGAGGATCAGAATGAAAATAAGCAGGATTAAAAACCAGATATCTGAGGTAGCAACAGAAGCCTGCGGGTATTCTCCACTAACAAAAGTGGTTTCGGAGGAAGAAATCAACAGGATTTTGGAGCAGGAAAGCGGATGGATTCCAGTAGATGAGCAGATTCCTAATACTGATAAATATATCCTGGTATCGTTTGAAAACTTTACTATTCCAGATGTCGGAAGATATGAAACTGATGAAGATGGTAACGGTGCGTTTTATCCGGGGGATGATGACAAAAGCTATGCAAAATATGGATTATTTGTAAATGCTTGGATGCCACTGCCGGAGTCGTACAGCACAGATGCAGAAAAGCCACATATTGAAAAGCCACAGACCAATGCAGACCGGATCCGGAGCATGACGGATGAAGAACTTTTAGATTTCCTTTGCTCAATCGAAACATATGAGCAGGGTAGCGTAAAGACCATTGAGGGCGGCGTAGCAATGTGTTCTGTTACAGAGGTGGAACAATGGCTTAAGGCAGAAAGTGAGGGATAGCATGGAGAGAGCGGAAACAACAAGGTTTCTCGGAGAACTGCTTGTAAGTAGCCGATTTAGCGGCATGGGTAAATACTGGGCGAGTGAGGTTAGCATTGACGCGTTCACAACTGCCGGGAAGGGTGGAAGAGTAGATTTCATGCAGTTTGAACCGCCAAACCAATACGCAGTGTCATCGTTGGAAAAGGGAATTTTTATATGCTACGAAATCAAGAGTTGCAAAGAGGACGTATACAGCGGGAATGGTCTAAACTTCTATGGTGAGAAAAACTACATAGTAACCACGATGCAGTGTTATAAAGATATTCTTTCAGACTTGAATGATAGAACTTTTGAAAAACATCTTATTAAAACAAATCCAGAATCTTCCAAGAATTTTGGAATTATAGTGGCTGTTCCGTGGATGCGGGATAAATATCAGGAGTTTGAAGAACCGACACGGGTATCGGATGATGTATCATGGAGACTGGAAATAATAAAGCCCTGCATCGTGGGAAGCAGAAAAAAGTCTATGACGGAAATGCTGTTTTGTATGATGCGGAGCGGACATTAAATTTGAGAAAACGAGGAGTGGTATGGAAAAGATGACAGACGGAACATGCAGTATCTTAAATGATACTTGTCTGGAAAAGAATATTATGGACTGCCGGTATTGTCAGTTGCATAGCGTTGTTGAAGATTACAGAGACCGGGTATACAGGAAGCAGGAGGAGAACGATGGAGAGATGGTAATTGGAGAGGAATTTGTCCGTGTATTCCTGATACTGTCTGCCAGTGCACAAGACTTGAGGATAAGAACGGTAAACGGGTCTTTGAGAATGATATTCTTAAGGATAATGTTATTTATGGTGTTGTCAAATGGGATGATGCAAATGCAAGATACATTATTGATGACAGAGAAGATGGATATCAAGATTATTCTGAATGGTTGCATGAATGTGAAATTATCGGCAACATATTTGATGATCCGGAACTATTGGAGGCATAGTCAGGATTAAAGGCAGAAAAGTATGCGATCCGTTGACCGGAGTATGGAGCACTGGATATTGGATCAAGGATGACTAGAGCAATTATTATCCTGTGTAGGTGGAAAGGAGCTGCAATGGTGAATGAAAAAATAAATAGCTGGACATTTGAAGAAACCGTTAAAACAGCTGAAAATCTTATGAAGAATGAGAAAAATATATTTAAGTGGGATGTATTACGGCATCTGAAAGATTTTGCGGAAACATATCAGAAAGAAATACAGCAATACCGCACGATCGGAACAGTGGAAGAATGCCGGGCGGCGGTGGAAATGCAGACAGCGATTCCCAGAGAACTAATTGAGGGGAAATATTTCTGCCCGAAGTGTCATAACCTAATGCCTTATCCAGGATATTGTGGGTGCGGTCAGAAAGTGTATTGATGAAAGAAAGGAAGATAAAAAATGAGCGAAGAACTTAAGCCATGCCCGTTCTGCGGCGGAAACGCAATGTTCTTAACCATTACAAATAAGTCATCACATTCGGCTGTTGGGGTAATGTTCAAAATCAAATGTATGAAATGCGGAACAGAACTTCCAAAAAGCTATGAATGTGAGATGTACATGGATCAGGACGGAGGCATCAGAACAGGGAAAGACGAGCGAACGAAAGCAACTACAGATTGGAACAGGAGGGCAAACGATGAGACTGATTGATGCGGATGCACTAAAGAAAGATTTAAAATCGGTTACTTTAAGCAATGGAACTTTAGTAAATACAAATGCAGTATTGTATTTACTAGAAGAATATCCGACGGCTTATGATGTAGACAAGGTTGTGGAACAGTTGGGAAAATTAAAGAAAGCAGAGCAGGACAGACCAGATGATTGCGACGAGGACGGATGCGGAGACGGCGAACAAATCTACGATGACGGGAGAAGCCAGGGAAGATTTGAAGCATTTGGCAAAGCAATCGAGATCGTGGAAGGCGGTGGAGTAAAGTGACAAGAGAAGATAAAGAAGCAATTTTAAATAGTTTTGACGAAACAATGATACAACCGGATGAAGCAATGAACCTCACAGAAATGAGAGCATATGTAAAAGGTTTTGAAGATGCTAGAAATGCAATGTTTGATGCGACTGACAAGTTTTATCGAAGTAATAAGACGGATTAGAACCGTAGAGAAGAGGTGCACTGATATGTCAAAAGCAGCATTAGTTATGGATATGCCGGAATCATGTGATATGTGTGATTTTGTAGATGATGAGCAACCGCCAAGATACGGAGAAAAAACATTGTATTGTGGAGTACCGGGAATGGGAGAGGACGTAACAGATTATATAGAATGTAGACCCGAATCTTGCCCGCTCCGGGAGTTGCCAGAGAAGATACCAGAGTTGAAATCTGGTTATGAAGATCTCGGCACATCAATACGTCGGGTGGGTTGGAATGCCTGCTTAGATGAAATTTTAAAATAAATTGAAAGGAGTGAGATGTTTGCCATCAGATTGGATGATTTAAAAGCAATAAAACGATGAATTTATTGCATAAAACACAACATAATTAAATTTAAAGTGCACTATTGTAGATGTGTGCACGGAATATAAGAAAGGAGCCGGAACCTATCCGGATAAAAGGCGCGCCGGGTTCCTTTCAAAAGAAAATGAAGAATAGTGAATTAAAAGAATATGTAAACAGCTTTCCGGATGATGCACCGGTGAGTATTATCTGCGCGAATCCAAGAAAAAGAAAACTGTACAAGTTGGAAAATGTAATATGGGTGACAGACCAAGGGCAGCCTTTGATCCTTATTGACATTGGAAAAGAATCGGATATGGATGCAGAAATGATATCCGCTTGCGAAGAGGATGAAAAGTCTGCGGATGATCTGGAAGGACAGATGCAAATCGAGGATTTTCCGGAGGTGATGCCGTAATGGATTTTGGATATTACAACATGGATTGTATGGATGGGATGAAAGAGTTCCCGGATGGTTACTTTGACCTTGCGATTGTAGATCCACCGTATGGGATTGGAGAAAATGGAGATAAAAACCATACAAGAAGTAACCTAGCAAAAGCAAAAGATTACAAGAGTTTTAGCGGAATGGATATAAAACCACCAAACGAAAAATATTTCAATGAACTGTTTAGAGTGTCAAAAAATCAGATTATTTGGGGAGCAAATCATTTTATAAGCAAAATGCCGTTTAATAGTAGTTGTTGGATTGTTTGGGATAAAGATAATGGAAATAATGATTTTGCTGATTGTGAACTTGCATGGACTTCGTTCAGTACTGCAGTAAGGAAGATTAAATATAGGTGGCACGGAATGCTTCAGCAAAATATGAAACACAAAGAAAACCGTATTCATCCTACACAAAAACCAGTGGCACTATATGAATGGCTTCTGAATAGCTATGCAAAGCCCGGAGACATTATCCTTGACACACATGTAGGAAGTGCTAGTAGTTTGATAGCCTGCTACAGAACCAACCATCCATATGTTGGCTTTGAACTGGACAAGCATTATTATGATTTGTCCAAAAAGAGATTAGATGCAGAAATGGCACAAATGCGATTATCTGATTTTATGCCGGAGGTGATGCCATGATTAACGGAGAATTGATAGTTGACAACTTCGCCGGCGGTGGCGGTGCATCCACTGGAATTGAGTTGGCAACAGGCTATAGTGTAGATATAGCCATCAACCATGATCCGGAAGCTATAAAGATGCATAAGGCGAACCACCCGAACACGAAGCATTATTGCGAAAATGTTTGGTCTGTTGATCCAGTAAAGGCATGCAATGGGCATCCTGTCGGACTTGCCTGGTTCTCACCGGACTGTAAGCATTTCAGTAAAGCAAAAGGTGGAAAGCCAAAGGATAAAAATATCAGA